CAGAATCAGAGCTATGTAACGCTCATTTCAAAACATTATTTTCTAGATAATGCTTATCTGTATTGGTTTATCTTGATTTCTTATCTTTTTGACAGTTACATAATTCGGATGTTACACTCACACATATTTTTATATTGTTTTTGATACATGCAAGAATGTTTATTTTCTATCCCCATTTTTCTGTGTGGTTGATAGATTCTCTCACTTCTTGAATGTCTGAAGGTTCCAGCATTATGTAGAGCATTGTTTCTGCAGCACTCTCATGCATCAGCAACTTCTGTGTTGTTAGCAGGTCGTGTGTTTCATCCCAATACCATCGCCCATAAGATTTTCTAAGACTATGACAAGCTACAGGATATTCAATCCCTGCTTCTTTGGCCAATTGCTTAATTACTCTCCAAGCTTGCTGGCGAGTAATAGGATATCCCTTTAAGCCTTGCCGAGACTCGAATATATATTCGTTCATCTGAATGTTGTAGCGCTCTATATATTCTCTAACAGTGCTATACACATCAGCATTCATATTGAATTGTTGCACCTTACCTGTTTTCATCTCTTTACAGGTGTACTGTCCACCAGCAATATCCCTAGGCGTTAACTCAATAAGAGTTTCAATTCTATTCCCTGTATTAACACCAAGAATTAGAAGAATGTAATTGCGATACCACACGCGATAATTCCAACTGCTTTGATCGTGTTTGTCTCTATGATTCAGACAACACCGGACCATTTCATCAAAATCACTCTTAATGAATGGCTTTACAATTTCCCTGCCATGTTTATCCGGTGTCTTCCGAAGGTATCCTTTGGTACGTTGCAAGCGTCTAAGCTGTCTCATCAACGTACTCGACTCCTAATTCTTCTAACTCCTTTATGCATCCATTTAATTCAGAGTTAAATTTATCTAAAATCGTTTGAACTATACTTTCATCCATTTCGTAAAAACGTCGATTAATTCTTACACATGAATCATTTATTCCTTCTTGTTTTGCATCATTAAGAAATCTAATATCTACTTTTATATATTTTATTTTATTTAATATCGTTTCTACTTTTTCCATATCACTTGATTTCATCATTCTTCATCCTCCTTAATTTCATAGATATTTCCGATAACTTCTACTCGTTCGCACCACCCTAATGGTCTATATCCTTTTAAATCACAAAAGATGCTCAACCCATTCTCCAATACAAAATTGCCATACCTAAATGTCACAAGATATTTTTCTGGTTTTAATTCAAACCCAAAAAATGAACGTCTTAAATACACAATGTCTCCTTCATAAATCTCATTGCCGTATATATCATGTACACCTGTATATTGCATGACTTCATAGTCTTCTTTCATATTTGGAAGAAACCACTCATCAGTAGTTGTATTATCGAAAATTGTTATCATGAATTTTCTTATTTTATCCCATGCTCTGAATTTAATTTTTCTCATATCAATTACCTAAACCAATCATTAATAAAATCCGCCACCATGAACCAAGCTCTTATAAATGTTCCTATGATGCATGCACATAGGAACAATCCTACGCAGCAACAAAATACAATGAATACTATGATTGCTATTGTTCCAATTGCATAATAAATGTATTCCATTATTCGTTCCTTTCTATTTGTGCTTTACTGACTATCTTCATAAAATCTTCGTAACTATAATCCTGAAGATATGTTTTCAAAATGTTGTACTGATTGATATTTGCTTCAACTTGCACTTGATAATTGTGTTCTGCAACATGAAGCATCTCTATCAGTTCATCTTTTGACTTTCGCTTTAGTGATGCGTCGCTTGGAAATACAGTTCCTAAGCACCCTAATTTTTTAAGCATTTGGATCACCCCACATTCGTTTGAATGCAAGTTTGGAACCATATTCAAAGTCAAATTTATCTTCCTTTGAACACTTAGAATTTGCATGTCTGATGCATTTTCCATTCACATAGTAGGCAGATGTTATTCGTCTTCCTTTCTTAACAATACGAATTTCTTCTTCGTCTGGTTCAAATGCTTTAACGAATAGTTCGCATAAAATATTGCCTGCATGCTGAATAGCATCAAGCACTTCATCAATGTTTGCCATTAGTTTCTCTTCTCCTTATATCTAAAATTTTCTTTTTCCAAATTTCCGCCGCCGCAAATACTTCTTCAGGTGGTCGTTGATTATACTTCGCTCTAATCTGTACAATTTCCTTATTTTGAAATTCCATTGTGTACAATGGTCTATCTATTTCTTCCTGGTCTCGAATGAATAAGATTGTTGTTTTCCCTGATGCGTATTTATTAATGTATGTGCTTACACAGTGATGCAATTCAAATCCTTCGTTTACTAGATCAGTAGCTTTTCTAGGCAAAATAAATGCAAGACCATTAATTCTCATTTCCATCCTTTTATGGAGTTCCAATTGTCTGTCAAACTTTGTTTTCGTTTCTATATCTTTCTGTTTATTCTTTTCTATCTCCGCTTCTTTCTTAAGCACTCTATCTAGTTCTACAGCTTCAGCATGTGCTTTCTTCAAATCCTTAGGGCATGCGATAGTTTCACTGATTGGAACGTTGCACTGTTTCAGCAAATTCAGATAGTCCACATAGAATTGAAAATTTATTTGATTCTTGATTGCCCAGTTTTGAAATTTGATAATACCAACACATTTTGGAATTTTATTGAATAAGTTATATGGAATATATTCCTCTGCTCCTTCGATATACTTTCCATTTTCTTGCTTTATTTTTTCTTCAAGAACAATAGTTTCAAATGATTTATTAGTGTTTTTAATCGAATGTTTATGCTTTCTAAGCCACTTCTCATTTATTGTTCTCATATCGCATTTATACGGCTGATACATCAATTCACCGACCATCTTTTGAGCATTTATTTTCTGTAAGAATTCAATTTCTCTTCTGTACTTGTAAAAACGTCTTAACTGTTCAATGTTGATTGGATAAATCCAGTTAATGTAACGAAGCTCTGATTTATTCTTTAGCTGTTCATCCACATAATTGTTATAGAAAATAACATTGTAGTAAGGTCCTGACATTGCAGTCTGTCTATTAAGTCCAAACATATAATCTTTGGTGTAAAATCTCCTACAGCATTCGATATGCTCATTATTTTCAAACAATTCAAAGTTAACCAATTCACATTCGATATGTTGTATTCCATGGTCATATTTGACATAAAATCCATATGATTGAACTTCTATTCTCTTTGATGTAGAGAGAATAATTGCAAAGCATCTATATTCTCCATAAAAGCTAATTCTCGTATTGGCTCTCAATTTCTTATGTATGATTTTGCATCCCTTACGATTTGCGGAAAGAGTCTCATTTTTATTTGAAAATACAATCATCGGAATTTGTGAATAACACCAGTCAAAAAATGATTTTGGTGCATGCAATCTTTTATCAACATAGAAATTTGCATCTCTCATATCTCAAATAGGCTGATTCTTTCGAAGTCAGACTTCTCCTTTGGTTTTGCCTTCTGGCTTACTTTAGCAATGGTTTTAGGCTCCTCTTTCTTTCCCATGTGTACTTTATTATCCGTACAGTAAGAACGCTTTATATTGCGTGATTTGACGTCTTGTAATTCCGATTTAAAATACTCAACAACCCAACCGAACACAATTTCATTTGGAACCATTGCACAATCTCCATCACGATATTCAGCTGATTTGTTATGGCAGTATCGATACGCATCAGCAATTGTTTTCCCTTCCTGGCATATCTTCTCGAAAAGCTCATCATCTTCTTGTTCGCAAAGCCAGTTGTGAATAGAATCTATTGACCGTGAATGTTTTTGATTCATCTCTTCATTCATCTTTTCCAATGCTCTTTGTTTAATTTCCGACATCTTCAATTCCTTCCTTCTGCAACTTCTGCAGTCTTTCTACTAACTCCTTCGAAGCTGGTGTACCTTCTGGCAGAGTCCCTGCTTCTTGTTGTCGGATATATTCCGGCATTGAAATTTTTGTTGATGAGTTTGATGCACTCATTGTTTCTCGTTCAGCTCTTGCAATCCAAGAGTTAATAAAGCGCATGATTCCATTCTTCGTCTTTCGCTTCGTTGGATTGGTTTTAAGCCACTGGCTCATCTTCATAATCTGATCACGTACGTCAACACCAGGATAAGCATCAACAAATTCATTTAGATGATTTTCTGAAATGTGAAACCGAGAACCATCTTTCAGAATTAAAGGTGGTAATCCTGTTGCCTGTTCGGATGCGAACGAAGTTTGCTCCGGACAAGTATTTATATATTTCTTATATTCTTTATATTCTTTATTTATTCTATTGTGTGCAG